GGAAAATATGATGAAAAATATAGATCCAAATATGATGGAAAATATGATGAAAAATATAGATCCAAATATGATGGAAAATATGATGAAAAATATAGATCCAAATATGATGGAAAATATGATGAAAAATATAGATCCTGGTACGATGGAAAATGATACAGAAATAGAAAATTTAGAAAAGGAAGTAAAAAATTTAGAAAAAGAGTTAGAAAGTGATTAATTCAAATTTTGAAATTTAAACGTATATTATATACCTATAATTAATTAATTTTTTTTTTTATATAAATAAAAAAAAAAATTGAATATTTAAGTATTTAATTAGAATATGCGAGACCTCCCATACCACTCATAATTCTAAGTACATTATAATTTGTAGCATATACACGTACTTTAGCAGTAGTATTTTGTACAGTAGCTGCGGTTACTTGAAGTTGTAATGTAGCATTATCAATTCTTGAAAAATTGCATGTTCCAGATGGCTGATGTTCTTCAGGTTTGAGACCGAAAGAATATACATTAATACCAAGAGCAGGTGTATTAGTGTGATGTTGATAGGGTTGTACATAATTAAAGTAATCACCTTTTCTTTCTTGGAAACGATCATGTCCATTAAGTTGTAATTTAGCAGTGTCAACAGGATTTCTACCAACATCAAATATAGATGTTCCTAATTGTACATTCTTTAGATCATCATGATGTTGTCCTTGATTGCTTACTCCTAATCCAAGATCTAATGGACCAGTTAGACCGAGGCCAAGAGGATCCATGGTTTCTCCAGTTAAGAAAGTATCATCAGGATGATCAGAATAATTAGTATATTGTTTAACAGCAACATTTCTTTGAGATTGTACAACCCAGACAAGTTCCTTGATAGGATGATTAAAATTAAGCTTAACTTTATTAGAAACAGTACTGATAGATTCTTCTCCAGTGAATTGTAATTGTTCAATCAAATATTCATGGGATACTTGAGCAAATCTACGTCTTTCATCAGTATCTAAATATATATAATCAACCCATAAAGCAGTATCTTCTAAATTTAAATCATTATTTTTGAAATTTATCTCAGTGCCATTATTTGGAGCTTGTCCACTAGTCCCAGCTGGTCCTGCTTTAGGATGTCTAAGCCCATCTGCGGATGTAGATCCCATAGCACAAGCATCTAAATCATTAAATTCAACATTAATTTTAACTTCATGATATTGAAGAGCAATAAGAGGTAAAGCGAGACCAGGATTTCTACAAAACCAAAATTGAAGAGGAATATATAGTGTAGTTTTATCAAATTTAGTTTTACTTTCAGCATTAGGTGTAACTAATCTATGTACATTTCCAACCATTCTAGCATATCCAGCTTGAAGACCAGGTGATTGAGTAAGTTCATTCCATAAATGAAGCCATTCTCCATAATGTTTGTCAATTCTTTGACCACCGATTTCAACTTCAACATTCTTAATAAGTTGATGACCTACCCAATTTACCCAATTAAATTCTTTCATTTGTTGTTGACCAATTTTAACTTGATCAGTTGTAGATAAATCTACTTCTGGTAATGTAGTTTGTAAATATACTCTATGAATTAAATCACCATTTCTAGAAATTGTACAACTAACTTTTTTACCAAATCCAGGATTACCATTAAATGTTTGTTCTATAGCTTCCATTGAAAAATTGGTATGTCTTCTATAGACAACTTTAAAAAATGTAATTTGAGGATTACCTGTAAGATATATATCTTGAGCACCATAGGCTACTAATTGCATTAAACCACCACCCATTTTAAATTATAATATATAATCAGAAAATATTTTTATAAAAAACGCAAATAATTCTATATTAATTATATAATAATAGATACTTAAAAAATAATAATTTTTTATTAATAATATGATGTATATTTAGATTTTTTTTTAATAATAATTGGAACAGTTGTCTATAATAATTCTTTATTAATTATTTAAATAATATTTTGTTAATAATTATGACATATTAGCAATTATATTATCTATATTTAAATTTTCATTTACAAAAATATTAAGATAATTATCTAATAATATTTCTTTTTTAACATTATTTTTTTTTTTTTTAAATTCAAAATTATTATCTTTGTTTTTTTTTACTATCCAACCATTTAAAATGGCATTATAAATAAATAACATTTTATGAAAATTTAGATTATCTAAATCAAAATTTGTATTCTTCATGAATTAATATAAAATATACTATATATCTTTTATTAAATTATATAACGAATAAAATTTTAATTCTATTTAAAGATTAAATTATATTTTTAATTTAAAATGGTTTTATTTAAAGAAAAAAAATCTAGAAATAAGATTCCTCAAATGGATTTGCGTATAACATTAGATGCAGAACATACTAATACAATAAAACATTTTAATGATACTAATAAAAATATTAATAAAAAATATAAAAAAATGTCTCAATTAAAATTAGAATATGATCAGTTAAATTCAAAACCAGCAACATCATTGTCAGATATAGAATTAGAAAATAAAATGCAATTAAAAGAAGATATAGAATTAATTAATCAAGAAATAAATACAATAGAAACATATTCTAATATAAACAAATATTTAATGGATACTAGTCATATGTTATATCAATATTACGATGAAGATAGAATAAATACAAAAAAAAAAATAAAAAAAAAAAAAAATAGTGAATCTCTAAATAAGAATATTTCTGTTGTAGATTTTTTTACAAAAAATAATAAATTAAGTAATCAATCAGTTATCAAGGAAGATAATTTAAGTCAGGAATCTAATAATTCTGAGGAATTTGAATCAAAGTCTATAGAAAAAAAAAATTATAAACAATTTTCTAAAATGGAAATAATTGATAAATATTTTAATTATATTGATAATAAATATGTAATAGAAAATAATGAAGAAATCATAGATTTAGATTATTGTGGAGAATGTTATGTAGAAAGAATTTTTTATCAATCAGAAGGTATTATGATATGTCCCAATTGTGCAACTCAAGAGAAAATTTTGATAGATTCCGATAAGCCATCTTACAAAGAACCTCCTAGAGAAATAAGTTATTTCGCATATAAACGTATCAATCATTTTAATGAATGGCTCGCTCAATTTCAAGCTAAAGAATCAACAGATATATCTAAAGATATATACAAGCTCATAAAAAGTGAATTATTAAAAGAAAGTTATGTAGATATGAGAAATTTAAAAATAACTAAGGTAAGAGATGTCCTTAAAAAATTAAATTTAAACAAATATTATGAACATGTACCCCATATTATAAATAGATTAAGCGGAAGACCTGCTCCTATAATAGATAGAGATGTAGAAGAAAAATTAAGACTAATGTTTAAAGAAATACAAACTCCTTGGATGAATAATTGTCCAAATAAAAGAAGTAATTTTTTATCTTATTCTTATGTTCTATACAAATGTTTACAATTATTAGAAATGGATGATTTTTTAAAACACTTTAGTTTATTAAAATCTAGAGAAAAGTTAGCAGAACAAGATAAAATTTGGAAAAAAATTTGTGAAGAATTAAAATGGCAATATATTAAAACGATATAATTGAAATAATATTATTATTTATTTCGATTATAATTTACGATAAATTTGGAAATCCGGATAAGTTAGCACCTATACCAAAACCAGTTCCTTGTCTTGCTGCGGAGCCAATACTTGGAGCATACATATCTAATAAAGCAAATGTAGCGGCTGCTGTAATAGCAATCATAATTATTTCTTCAATACCCATTTTCTTTTTGGGTATATAATAGGCAGCTACTGCTACAGCGCCTCCTTCTATTAAATATTTTACAGCTCTTTTTATAACTTCTTGTAAATCGAAAGCGGATTGTAAATCACTTATTTCTTTTTGTAATCTATCCATTTATTTATTATATAATATAATTAGAAAAAATTTTAATATAAAATGTATTTTTTTTTATTTTAATATTTACTTAAAGCTTCTATATATATTTATTCATATATAAATGAATACTGAGTCAACTAGTAAAAATATTATTGAAGATTTCCTTGAAGCTGATGATCCAATAAGAGGCCAGGGATATGTTTGTTTATCTTTTATCTCACCTGAAAATGTTTTAAAAAATAAAAATTTATTTATGGTACGTAGATTTTTAGCTAATTTAATTAATGAAAAAAATATTAATTTAGATAAAGAATTTTTAGATACTATAGATGAAAAGTTTGATGATTTTTTATATACTAGATCAGAAAGTTTAGAAAAAGAATTTTCTGAAAAAAATGATTTTCAAACCACCGTTCGTGGTGTAAAAGTTAGAGGTGTATATGATACTATGCAGGAAGCTCAAGTCCGTGCTAAACTTTTACAAAAAAAAGATAAAAATTTTAATGTATTTGTTGGACAAGTAGGATTTTGGTTGCCATGGGATCCTAATCCTCACAAGATTGAAAATCAAGAATATTTTGAAAGTGAATTGAATGAATTGGTAAAAAAATATAAAGAAAATCAAGATTCTAAAGATGATCATTTTAGGGAACATGTTGATTATGTTAAAGAACAAGCTATAAAAGATTCTAAAATTGCTAAAGAAAAAAATAACCAATTAGACGAGATTACTGAAAAATTAGAAGAAGAAGATCCTTGGCTTGCTTCAAAAAAATAGATACTAATCATTAATATTAAATTTAAAAAAAAAAAATCTTTATTATATTTAATAATATGAAAGCTATTATTTTAATGATTTTTATTATTGGAATAGTATGTATCACCATTGGATATAAAAATAATTATTCTAAATGTCCTCCACCTACTATTGAATATCGATATATTCCTAGAACCTTTTATGAAGAACAAATTACAAATGTAGATTTAAAAAATTTATATAGTAATATATTTAATGAAAAAAGTACATGGTCTACATATCCTTTTAATGAATCTAATTCTAAATATAATGAAAATAATTATGATAATTTTATTGAAACTAGTTCAAATGAATGAATATATATTATTAATCCAATTTATATATTTTTTCATCTTTATTTATACTCTTAATATCTATAATAAATTTATTAAATATACTTTCCTCTATTTGATTTTTAGGAACTGCATTTTTACAAAATTTAGCTGCTTTAATGTACAAATCAAATTCATTTTTATCTATATATTCTATTGACGAATTATCATACTGTAGCCATTTTTTTACTAATTTACGCAGATTTCCCTTTTTCGGAAATAAATTATCATTTATTATATTACTTCCAAATATTACTAAATCTGTTGATAAATTATAATCTATAGGTTTTTTCCCTTTATTATTTATTCTTCTATAAATATATTGACCATATGCATCCCCATCTGAATTGTATATAGTATTTTGTCCTTTAAAATTATTAAAATCATATGTTCCTCTTCCCCAATCTATTATTTTTAAAATTTTATTATATGTATGAATTCTATATATTTTATTTTTATATTCAAAATATAAATATTTTTTTTCCGTATATTTGTACATTATGTTTGCTAAATGTAAATCATTATGACATAGATTAAAATATTTTTGACAAATTGTTAATCCTGCTATTATTTGAAAAATATAACTACACCATTCATGTTCTAATATTCTTTCAGATTTTCTTATATAATTATGTAAATCACTATCTAATACTTCACTATATAATAATAAACATGGCATATTATATCTTTCTACATAATATCTATTATTATTTTTAAAAATTTTTATCTTAAATTTATCTGATTTTATTATTTTCTTATAAAATTTCAATTCTTCTGTATTTTCTAATTCTGTTGTTAGTTTTTTCATATTTACATTGCTAAAGCCATAAAATAATTGAAAATTTGGACTAATATCTAGTTCATATAATTTAGATGTTATATATAATATAAATAATTCTATATTTGAACTACTATTTAAATTATATTTATAATACGATTTTAAATATAATTCTTCATCGGTAGAATTTTTTAAACTATTTATTGAAATATTATTTAAATTTACAATATTCGATTCTTTTACAAAAATATTGGTAAAATATTTTTTATTTCTATAATTTATCTCTCCTACATATATACCACCATTTATATGAACTTGTCTTTTTTTTTTTTTTAATTTTATAATCTGTCTTGAATTATTAAAATTAATATTATAAATAAAATTATTTGTAAATAGGTTAAATATTGGTGAAAAATTATTTATTGAATTAATATTAAAGTTTTTTTTAACTGATCTATTTAAAATTTCTTTTTTTTCTTCTTTAAAGATCTTTAGTCCTAGGTTTTTGTTTATAATATTATCTATCATATTATATTTAAAACTTCCTATAATATTTATTTCATATTTCTATAAATATTGATAACATGAAAAATATTGATCAAAAAGATTTAAAGGATTCTTATCTAATCTCAAAATATAAAATTCAACAAATATATCATAATCTCTTTAACGCATCGTTTCTTAGAATACAAGGTAATCGTAAATCAATGGAAGATTATTACTACATTGATGTTATCGAAAATATTAAAGCTATAGCACTATTTGATGGTCATGGTGGAGATGATATTTCTAATATTCTACCTAAATTATTAAAAAATATTAATAGATATGTTTTAGATTATAAGAATTTAAATATTAATATAGAAAATTTATCAAAAAAAATATCCAAAGAATTTATTTTTATTGACAAAATGTTAATGAAAAATTTTTTTTATCGTATTGGTAGTACAGCAATTATTTTATACATTTTAGATAATAATATTATTTCTATTAATTTAGGAGATTCTAAATCTATGTTTATTAATTATCAATTTGAAAAAAAATTTGAAACAAATCTTCACCGTCCTAATGAAATTATAGAATATTATAGAATTATTAATTCTAATAATAAAGTGACTCTTAATAATAAAATTTATAGAATTAATAATCAATTATCTG